CCTTAATCTGGGCAAAGGGTGTCTCCGGCCAGATCATCAGATATCCGGCTTCGTGCTCGAGCTTCACGCCCTCGCCGATCTCCGCCGCGATCTGGTCAGATATTTCCGTGACGCGGGTGTTGGACCTGCTCCGGTCCCATACCCTGGCGTACATGGTCGCCTTCTTTGTCCATTCCGGAATACTCAAAGAGTAAGTGATGTAGGGAAGGCTCACGTCATCCGGCACGGTGTCTTCCTGATACGCAGGATACCCGAAGCCTGAAAAGAAGGTTTTAAGCGCCTCCGCTGCCCTGTACATCAGACTCACTCTCCTCTCCAGTGGGGAGATCCCACTTTTCCACCGTTACCAGCTGCCGGTTCAGGCCGCTGAAGGACGGCGTGTGGCGATCCGTCCCAGGATTGGTAACTCTGTATACCTGGTTGTTGTCAGTTCTGCGGAAGGCTTCGTGGAAGTCCAGGTCGAGGGTCTTGTCAACATAGATGTTGTACGTTCTCTCCACTCCCTCGCGTTCCGCCACTTCAATCTCCGGAGCGCTCTGGTACTCCCAGGCCGCGGAGAACGTGACGCCGTCCACCCACTTCGTGTCATAACCGCCGAGCGGATCGTCAACCCGAGTCTTTACCAGCAGCACGCAATCCTTGGAATATTCATCCAACAGGCTCACCGGTACAGACACCTCCACTCGTTAAGCTGACTCCTGAACTGATCCTCCCAGGAATAGGGTCTGTTTCCTCCGTTGGTTCCTCCGCCGGACTTCAGGCTGTAGCTGTAGCCATTGAAAGACTCGCTTTGCATCGGGCTTGACAGCGTAGCCTTATTGGTTTCCACCCACACGGAAATCTCTCCGGACAACGCCAGCAGCGCAGGAGGAACGCTGCAGACGCGTATCGTTCCGGCAAACGTTTCGTCACGGAGCCCCGCCGCACTATTATCATCGTCGTTTTTGATGCCGGACGCGTGCCAGGTATACACACCGTCGTTCCGTCTGCTGCCGCAGATCAGGAACCGGTCGCCTTCCTGCGCATCAAAAGAAGGGGAGATCACACCGCCCTGGATGGTGTAGGTCACCTTGTTCGCACACCTGGGTACGAAGTAGTTATTCAGATGGGCCATCACCTTCTGGAGCATGGATCTCCCTCCTCGTTATTTCTTCACGGGTTTCTTCGCTGCGGGCTTCTTTGCCGCCGGCTTTTTCGCCGGTTTCGCCTCAGGAGCCTTTTCAGGCGCCTTCTCCGGTTCCGGTGCGGGCTTCGCTGCCTTCACCTCATCCTCTTCTGCCCTGATCAGTACCAGCCCCGCCCGGTTGGTGCCGTTCAGAAGCGAGTCGAGACGATCCTTCGGGATCTCCCTACCGTCGAAGGGGAAGAGATCCCCTTCGTGGTAGAGATGATGATCAGTCAGGTCACGCCACGTTCCGCAACTGATGTACTTCATCAGGTACCGGAGGTGGCGATGGCGGAAGCCACGTACAGGGAACTCGGATCATACAGCACGGGCATGAACAGACCGGAGGCCTTTGTCCAGGTCACGGCCGGATCATGTTCCGCGTACTGGCTGATGTAGACGAAGGGAGACTCGGAGCTCTCTTCCACCTGCATGAACTTGGCAGCGGATACCTCGGGCGGATCGCCCCAGACGCCGTCGCCGACCTTGCCGTCCGCATGGAAGAAGGTCATCTTGCCGGCGGGATAGTAGCGCTGCTTGCTCACGACCGGTCGTCCGTTCTCGCCCATGGTCAGCGGCAGGCTGTAATACAGGTCGTTGATGATGATCCGGCCGATTCCGAACTCTTCATCCAGGTACGCCTGTAGATCAGCCATCTTGACCAGCTGGCCGACCATGTTGTTGCCGTTGATCGCCATCTGGATGCTCGCGTCCTGGCGCAGCTTGTTGACCATGGCCTTGCTGGTGTAGATGCCGTTCAGGGCAACCACAGCGTTGGTGGTCAGCTCAAGCAGCTGCTCCGCGATGGTCTTGTCGGCACCGGCGCCGAAGTCCAGGGTCTTGTTCAGGTTGGCTTCCGGCACGCCGTAGTCGACGGTAAGATCCAGGTTGTTTTCCTTGATGGTCAGCTTACCGGTGGCAAGCACCTCATTCTTGGCAACCTTGGAACGGGTGAAGACTTCCTCAGCCAGGTTGGCGGCGTCGTCCAGCACCTTGTTGTACAGGGCGTTTTCGCCGGTCACGCCGCGGCCCATCAGGGCACGGAGGCGTTCACTCTGGTCGATCTTGACCTTGATCAGGCCCTTTTCGATGTTGTGCACATCGATGGGCATCCGGATCGTCTTCCGGGCCTCGGTGTCAAAGGCGTGGAACTGCGCCATCACCGGGATATTGTACTGGGCCGCGATGTTCTCCCAGTATGCGATCAGGTTGTCGGTTTTCACATCGCCGAACAGCTGATCCACGGGATCGTTGGGCCGGGTAACGTCATAACCGACCTGCAGCAGGTCTTCCTTGGCTACAAGGCCGAAAATGTTCTCTTCAAAACGGCTCATATCTCTGCTCCTCCTTTCTGATTAAGTCGTCACAATGGACGCGCTACCGGCGGCAACAACCGCGTCGATAGAGTCGACCACAGCGACCGTGATCTTGCCGGTGGCTTCCAGCTCGTCAAGCGGGAAGGTCGAGGCAGTCCACTGATTGGAGCCGGAGCCGATGTCCAGGATCTGGCCAAGGGTGGCAGAAGGAGCCACGGTGGCGCCGATCTTGTACACGGTGCGCTCCCCGGCGGACGCATCGGGCGTATAGCCGGTGAAGGAAACATCCGTCTTTCCGCTGGCGGTACCGCCGACAGAAGTGACGGTCAGCGCGGTCAGGGTGTCCTTGGCGAAGCTGGTGGGCCGCTTAACCGCGGGGGAGGTGGTGATCACCCGGATTCCGGGCAGAACAGCCTCGGCGGTGCTCTCAATGGCCGCGGGCAGCTTGTCTTCGTACACAGCGCCCCTGGTCACAACAGATCCGGGCATATTGCCGGTGGTGACTTCCACATCCTCATACAGGATGCCGACGGCGTTTCCGTCGTTGCTCGGGATCACAGCGCCGGCAGGAACGATCTTCTTGTCGCCGATGGTCACGGCCTGGGAATGGGACGCGGAGATCTCATAGGTCATCCGGTCACAATCCGCGCTCGCCAGAAAATACCCGGGAGCGTAGCCGCGTCCGGAGTTATTCTGAATGAAGCTCATGATTTTTTACTCCTTTCCGTTGTTTGCTTCAGGAGCCGCTCCGTAGATCCTGGCGTGGCGCTCGGCCATCCGTTCCCGGACGCTGCCGTCCGCTCCGCTCGCGCCTCCGGAGGGAGGAGTGTCAACATTCTCTCCCCGGCGGCCGGTGGTCACCTTGAAGCTGCCCCATTTGGCGTCAATGTCCTTCTTCAGGTCCTCGACGCCGTCCAGGCTGCCGTCATCGTTCAGCTTCATCTTGCTGTAATCGGTGGCGTTCAGCACGGCCTCCAGGGCCTTGTCGCTGATCTTTTCATCGGTCAGCAGTTTCCTGTAGGCCGCCTTTACTTTGGCGGTCGTTGCTTCCTGGGCGACCTGGTTCCGGTAGTCCTCGTGAGCCTGTTTCTCGGTCTCATACTTGGTCTTCCAGTCCTCGCCGCCCTTGAGAGAGTCGATTTCCTGCTGGAGATCCGGAACCTTTGCGGCTTCCGTCTTGTACTTGGTCACATCAGACTGAAGCGTGTCCACTTTGTCCAGAAGCGGATCTACCACGGACCTGTGCGCTGTCACCAGCTTCGCCGCGATGTCGTCTGTATATGCCTCGCCAAGGATCTCCCGGATGGTTTCTCTCTTGAAGTCTCCCATGATATTTCCTCCCATTTCTTCGGAGCCAGTTCGTCGGCTCTACGGAGTTTTTTTGATCCCCCGTGCGCGGTTTGTCGGCACAGGTTCTGATCTTCATCCATAATTTTCGACGAAAATCAAGAGTCCAGAAAGGAAAAAAGTGTCAAAATTCGTCAAAATCATTCCCATTTTTGTCAATTTTTCGGAAAAAGGCATAAAAAAGAGCTCCGGATCTCTCCGGAGCGCCTTCTGAATCAGATCCCGCCCATCACGGAGGCGATGATCGCCTCAAATTCCTCCGTGTGGTTCTCAAAAGCCGGCCTGAGGAAGGGCCTGGCAGCCACAAAGTCCGCTTTCAGGCGTTTCCCCAGCTTCGGTACATACCTTCCCGGCTGCTGTTTGTGTCCCAGCTCCACATACGGACCGTATTCCACATTGGTTCCCACCGCCACGGTGGCGACCATCTCGCTTGCCTCCACCTCATGGGTGATGCTGCCGCTCAACAGTCCCGTATCGACCGGGCAGTACTCCACGGCGTGACCTTCCGCAGCGGCCCCGATCTGTTCGGCGGAATCCTTCAGGCCTTCGCCAACCGCTTTCTTGACCTGGATTGTGTGATCAACGACTGTGACCCCCATTCTCCTTCCACTCCTTCCACTGTTTGTAGGTCATGTCATTCACGATATAGGACTCTCTGCGCCCGTCCTTGTAGGTGGTATACGCCCTCCGGGAAACCACCCTGTTGATGCCATCGAAGATCTGGATGATCTTGCAGCGGCAGTTGAAGACCTCTTTGGCGGCGCCGTTCGGATCTCCCGGGTACATCAGGCCGTTTGCGAAACGCTCCTCTACATCGATGGTGTCACCGTCCAGCGCC